GCCCTTCAACTTGCGGGCGATTTCACGTTTGTCTTTTCGAGCCATCGAACACCTCCAGTGGGAAGGAAAGGAAGGATCCAAGGACCGGCCCGCTTGCGAGGGCCGGCGGCTTCGAGCCTTACTCCACCGCCAGGCAATTGTCGGCGATGTAATCTTCGCCGCGGTCGCGAAGGAACTCCTTCGCCTTTTCGATCATCGTCGCGTCGATCTTCAGCGTGTGATGCCCAACGTAAGGCGAGTAGTCCCGCTTGGCTCGAATGCCCGCGGCTTTCATATCGCGAACAAGTTCGAGAACTTCAGACGACTCATCGCTCCAGCATCCGATCCAATTGATTGTCTTCGACATTGCATAAACTCCAAGGGAAGGTTGGGAACTGAACTAGCAATCGAGCGGGCCGAACCCTTCATCGGGGCCGGCGATTTCAAGCGACCACTTGCGGATGAACCGCGTCATCTGGTGGGCGTTCGTCTGAAGGGTCCGCACGGTCGCGTTGCCGGGCCATTGAATCTCCAGCGTGAGAGCGGTTGTATGGCCGATGTGCTTCGCGGCGACGCACACGACCCTCATATCGGTCTCGTGATTGATCCAGCGATCGCCGCGATTGTATTTGCGTTGAGACATATTCGAACTCCAAGGAAGGTTGTGACGCGGTTTGGTTAGTCGAGCCGCTCTTCGTGAATGTGGTGAAGCTCAACTCGGTCTTCATCGTGGTGGCCGACTTCAATGCCCAGCTCGTGGGCGGTGAAGGCGGCGAGGACAACTGCGATCGCGATTCGGAACAACATGGGAAATCTCCAGGGAAGGTGGAGGAAAGGAAACGTTGAAGAGCGGGCCGGCTTTCGACGGCCCGCGGTTTCAACATTTGCATTCAAGAAAGTTCGCGACAAGATCGTCTTCGGCGATTGGACCGCGGCCATGCTCCTGTCAGGTGGACTCCCAGAGCGGAGGGCCGCGGCGGGGTGGTTCGCTGCGTGAAGAAGATTTCGTCGGGGTCCGTTCGAGTCGCCCCAGCCCTTTCGCTGGACGCCCGCTCCCGCGGGATCGGCGGCTCTTCGGTCTGCCCCTTTCTTCTGAACTGTTCTGGACCGGCTTTGCGGCGTCCTCCTCGCGTCCTTTCCTGTCGCTTCACAGCGGTGGTCGGGGGTCGCGGGGTCGTTCGCGTTTGCTTGGTGGCGGGGGGCAACCGATCCCCCCGCAGCCGGCTTCGAATTGTCAAAGATCAAACCACCAACCGAGACACCATTCTCCCAAATTATCGTCCAAATTGCAAAAGGATTTTTGGACCGGGCCGCGGATTGGGTCGTAAACTGAGACAGGTCTACGACATAAAATTTCCGGATTTCCATCCGGAATGTTGACATTTGTAGACGTTTCCGCGAGTTCCTGGAGGGAATTTGCGGGGCCGCGGAATCGGGTCGAAAATCGGGTCGCCTTTGGGCGAAACCCGCGGGCCGCTCGCGAAACGCAGAGCGATAATTTCGTCCGCGATCCGCGGCCCCCCACAGCGGAGAATCGGGTAATCGCCTTCTTTCACGCAGACCAAAGTGTGGTTAGTAAACTACACACCGAAGGCGATTGAAGAGTGCCAATTGGCAAAAGTTTGGGCGAAATTATTTCAGAAGAGCTTCGCCGCGGCGTAATTCGGAATCAAGTTCGCAGTTGCCCACCAATCGACCGCGGCGTTTGGCAGATCCGTGTGAATGCGAATGCGGTACTTGTCGTTCTCGTTCGCGGCGAATTGCCACGACGCTCGCAGATGATGCCAGAAGTAGTCGTGCGATCCGAACGATCCGATACCACGCGGCACGATGTCTGCGTTGAGCGTATGCGTGTGCGAGTTGAGGCTGTGCGAGTGCGGATCCGAACCACCGGTCCCGGTGTTCGTCGGCGTCGGACCGCCGGTCACCGCGTTCGATAAGAACTTCCAATCCATCAGTGAGGTATCGAGCGTGATCCAACTCTCCCATCCGCTGCCTACGTCGCGGGAAACTTGAAGGCGAGCATCGACGTGCGTTGCCGGCGAGACACCGCTAAGGATGTATTCGATTCCGACGTTGACGTCCACCTCCAGAGAGTAGAGCACACCAAGCAATCCGCCTCCGCCCGCCTTCGCAATGATTTTGATTTCGGTTCCGCTTGCCTCCGTCGTTACCAAGCGGTGGCCTTCGTTGATGCCGAGTACTCCCCATGGGATGAGCGATGGAATCGTGGTGACCCCGAGTCCCGACTGAACGAAGCTAGACGCGTACCATCGCGGAACGCGGATCGGACAGATGGTCCAGACGTCGTTGAACTTGAACGCCCGAGCCCACTCGTTGTTGTTGAACTTGAACGGAGAAGAGTTGTAGACTTTCTGAAATGACGTGAGCCCGGACCAACTCACGTCGCCGCTGACCGCGTCCACCTTCGGAGCGTAGAGTGCGGCCAGACCGCTCGACATTACCGCACCCGGCGGTCCGTCGTGCTGTGACGAAAGTGGCGTGCCGGGAATGCCGTTCACCTCCTGGATAAAAGCCAATGCATAGGATTGGAACGGCTCCGCATTGTCCACCGAGAGTGTCGGGCCGGCGGGACCGTTGTTCAACTGCAAACCAGGAGCGACGTTCAACCGCTCAGACCACTCGACGCGGTCGCACATCTCGTTCCACATCTCTGCGGAGACACGGTCGCCTTGCTTCAGCCGGCGAAGCTTTTTCATGTCAGCAGTTCCTTCAAGTTCGCAGTCTCGTATGGAGGAGTCGCACCAGTCGTCGCGTTCCGGACCGGCTCCCAGACGAGAGTGTCCGGGTTGAGTGAGTTGTTCCAGCCATGTCGGTTATAGATGAACTTCCCGACGAACTTCCAGCTCTTATCTCCCAGGAGTGTGACCGAGCGGTTCACGTTCGGACCATCGAATAGGACGGTCTCCGGTGCTCCACCGAATAGCGTCGCGGAGTTGACTTTCCCAACCATATCTTGGATGGTAGTCCACTTCGGTTTCTTGACTCGTGGGAGCTCCATCGTATAGGTTACGAGCGGGAGTCGGATATTGCGATTCGCGGTTTTGCGTTGAGCTGCTGGGATACCGGTCGATCCGATCTTTACCGGTACCGTGAGGATCTCGCAAGAGTAGTCGAGCGATTGCGTCAAGAACGTAATGTCTTCGGGGCCGTCGCTCGCGTCGTCTTCTTCCCATGGCGGGACTGAATACTTGATCGTGAGCTTCGCCTTCGCATAGAAGGGGCCGGTGTCCCACGAACCGTTGCCCATCTCGCCATGTGGTTCGACGTCGACGCTGCTGCAACGCAGTCGAGTAAACGGAAGGAAGACGTCCGCTCCGACTCGGACGTCCTTGCCGTTCGCATCTTGGTAGACGTAGCCCATTAGGAACTGGATCGATGGGATGAGATGGGCTCCGTCGCAGACTGCGATCCGCGTCGCACTCGCGGAATCTTCCGTGAAGCTAAGCTTGCCGCTACCTTCAATCTCGACGAGCGACGACGGTTGAGGAAACAGATTAAGTGCCATTATGGTCCGACTCCAGAGCTGCCCTTGACAGCGTCAACGAGTTCCTTGTGGTTCGTATCGTTCTGTTGGACGAGCTTCTCAACGCCCAACGCGGTCGCTTCCGCCATCTGGGCGGTCTTCTTCGCGGCGTCTTCCTCGAAGCGGCCCGTGAGATTCCGCTTGAACACCTCCTCCAAACCACTGATCGATGCCTTGATCTCCTTCGCCTTGCCGCCTCCTTCGAGCGAGTCGAACATCTTTCCGATATCGAGCGATTCGCCGATTCCTTCACCGGTCTCTTCAGCGGACTTCTCCATCTTCTGCAAGCGGTCCGACCACTTCTGGCCGTGTTCCTCCCACCGCTTGCTGAAATCGGTGCCTTCGAATTTCTTGAACTCCGGTGCGGTCGCGAACTCCTTCATGTCCTGCTTCATCAGACCGATGATCTCGTTGAAGCCTTCGCGTCCGCCGGTCTTAATCATCCGCCAGAGATTCTTCCAGATCGCCCCGAAGTTGTTACCGACGTTCGTCCAAAGCTGGAGGTAGTTCTGCCCGGTCGTCTGGGCGATGTCCCAGAAGTTGTTGAAGAACCATTCGATGTACGCCCATGCGTTGTCGGCGAACCACGCGACGCGGTCCGCAATCCCGGTCACGACTTCTTCAACGGTCAACGACGCCATCTCCCAGTAGAGGTCGAAGTTCGATACGACTTCGATCGCGGCGTAAACGGAATCGACGACGTACTTCGCCCAGTTCGCGAATGTCTCTCCCCAGCCCCGCAACGCAGTCGCGTTCTCCTGGATGAAAGCAATGCCGTCCTTGGTCATGCCCATGAAAACCTTCAGGGCCGGGATGAGGATGTTGCCGATCTCCACGCCAAGGTCCGAGAGAGCGGCCCACAATCCCTTGCTCATGTTGGCGAACGAGTCGGCGGTGCGTGTCGCGTCGCCGCTCGCGTCCTTCGTTCCTTCCAGGATCATGTTGAGTCGAGCGAGGACTTTCTGCTGCTCCGACGCCGCGGCAGTTCCGCCGGCGACGCCCATCTTCATGAGCTCTGCATTGAGCGTGGTTTCGTTGATGATCACGCCATACTTCCGGACCGCTTCCGCGTTGCCAATCAAGGCGGACTTGAATCCCTCCATGACCTCAGTGTCCACTTCGTTGTTGAAGCTGGCGACGTCAGTCGCAAGCTTGGTCAACGTAACGGACATCATCGCCCCTTGGTCGTTGGTAAAGCCCATCGGGCGGAAGAGAGCTTGAATCCCCGAAGACATGGTGTAGAGATCTAGCTTCGACCGCCCGACGGACGCACCAAACTCGTCAAGAGCTTTGCGAGCGGACACGGCCCGGTCGCCGAAGACGTAGTCGAACTTGCTGCCGACTTCTCCCATGTCGCTCGCGAGACCGATCGATCCGACCGTTACGGATTTGATCAAGGTCAAGAGTTGTGCCAGCCCCATCGTCGCCATGTTCCACGCTTGGTTGAGCATGACTCCGAAGAGAGCGGCGGAGCGGCCCATCGCGGAGAAGCCTTCGCGTGTATCCTTCTCCAGCTTATCCATGCCGCGGCGTGCGTCGTTGAGTTCCTTCTCGACGTTGTCGAGCGACCGCAGGAGCTGCTGGTCGCGTGCTTCGATCCGAAGCATCAGACTGCCGGCGTCGAACGCCATCATCCGTCTCCTACTTCAGCGTCCCCTTCGCCTTCATCAGAGCAAGCACCGCGGCAGCTTCGGCACCGGGCCGCACAGTGATTGTCTTCTTCTTCATCGACTCCGGAGTTGGGAACTCGTTCTTCGAATAGTTCAGGAGCTGAGGGTAGGTAAGCCGCTTAACAGCTCCCGGCGACGCCCACGGATATCTTTGGGCGAGGAACCAGTAGACGTATTCCCAGTCGACGACTTCCTCGCCTTCTGGCGTCGTCGACTGCGGGAGTTTTTTGACAGCTCCTCCACCATGTCGAGGCTGTTGCCGAAGCCACTCGCTTCCTGAATCTGTTCCAGGATTCGTTCACGCAGCTCCTTCTGCTGCTCCTTGAACCAAGCGAGGACTTCCTCTTCAGTCTCCTGGGGGAGAGTCTGGCGGATGGAGAGCCACAGCAGGAACGCCATGCCGGCGTCGGTGAAGAAGTATTCGCGGGCCGCGGGCGTATTCAACTGCCCGAGACGCTTGCGGTCTTCGTACGCTTGCAGAGCGACCGCCTTCTGGACCTCGACGTTGAGGTCCTTGATCCGCTCTTGCAAACCTTCGAGCGGATCCGGCTGCGACGCTCGCACGCGGCTCCGCATCAACGCGACGTCTTCTCCTCCCCATGGCATGAAGGGGATGAGCTTCCCCTTGTACATGTTGGTTGGACCAACGCCGGCGGCTTTCTCTTGAGTGGTGGTCATGATTCAGGTGTCCGAGATTGGGGATGGGATTGTTCGCGGGCCGGCGTCTACTAGTAGTACGACCAAGCACCGTTCGATTCGCAGGTCGCCGAGAAGGACTCGACGGTACCGGCATTGATGTCGACTTCGTACGAGAGATTCTTCACGACGCACGGCACGCTAATGCCGGTGCTCGCGTCGAAGCCAAGCTTCGCAGTGCCCTTGACGCCAACGCCCAGGCCGGTGAGAACGGCTTCGACCTTGCCAGCGTCCGTCACTCGCTTGCCTTCGATGTTGAACGTCGCAGCCTTGTTGCCCGGCTCCGTCATCTTGAAGCCGCCGGACTTCGACGTGGCGTATCGATCGGTATCGACTTCGCCATTGAATCCCCATTTGCCGAGTTCCAGCTCCGTCTCCGCTCCGCCACTCGGAGTGAAGAGGAACTTACCATTCGTTCCAGAAAGGGTCGGACCAGCAGGCATCGTGTTCTCCTTTACGTTCGGGACCGTTGTTTGAGAAGGACGTACGTATCGAACGCCCGACCGATGCCACCGTCGTCAACGACGCGGCCACCGTCCGAACGCTCCCAGCTAACGCACGTACCGTCGTCGAGTGTCGGGATCAACTCGTCGAGGACGTCGCGATAAAGTTTCTGGCATTGGCGAGCGAGTGCCAGGTCCGCCAGATAGACCGTGATCTGAATCTGCTCTTCGAACCATCGACCCTTCGACGACTGCCCTGCCTTTGTTTCGCCGACGGTCGTGATCGTCGCATACGGAACGTCAACCTTTGTCGCTCCAGGCAGCTCCGCATCCGGATCCTCTTGCCGACCCTGCGAGATGTTCGCCGCCGGCAGGATCGCGTTGAGCGGAGCGTTCGCGGCCCATGCGAGGCTGATGCTGTTGTACAGGTTAGTCGCCGGCATGTTAGCCTCCAGTGAACGACTTGAGTCGAGTGCCGACGATCGCTTCGAGATCCTTCTTCCGTGCAGCGAAGCGGGGCCGGAAGACCGGGCGTGCTTCCATCTTCACGGTACCGTACTCAAGGTCCGACCAGTACTGTGCGCCTTCAGTTGCTCCGACTTCGACGACTAGTTCACCTTCGAAGTACTCGATTTCCTTGCGGAGATTGCCGCTCCGCTTCCGCGGGTATTCTCCTGGGGATGAACCGATGACGCGGACGCCGCCTCGCGGCCCGACGACGATGTCCGCCGGCTGGTTGAGAGCTTGCCGAATGTCGCGGACGAGCACCTCCGCCGCTTCGACGAGACCGGCCTGAAGGGACTCGCGGGTATGCCCCTTGATGGCGGCTTTGCGGAATGTAAGAGTGGCGGTCATTTCGGTTGTGGAGTGCGAGCAAGCTCGCAGTCGATCGCGGTCAAGTCCCCGAGGATGTCCTTGCCGGTGTATCGCAGGACGTGGTATACGACGCCGGCGGAGTCGACGATCCGCTGTCCAGCGGCGACGACCGTCTCACCCGGTAGGAAGATCGTGTGCGTAACGCGAACGCGGCGTCGTTCGTGCTCGACGACCAGCTCCTGTGCGACTTCCTGAATCTTCCCCAGGGCATTGCCGATGGTATGCCAGCTCCGCTTGGCGACAAGGTCGTCGCTCTTCGCGAAGTTGGCGGCTTGGATTTGGAGTGGCTCCGTCAAGGCGGAGCGGAGAATGGAACGCTTGCACCACGCCCGGTACGTACCGGCGTATCCAGCTTTGTCGAGTGCGGTGATGCTCCACAGTTCCGTCCCCTTGAACGCTTCGATTAAGCCGCCAACCTCCGGCAGGTCCGATGCGAACTCCGAATGCATCAAGTTAAACTTGGCATCCTGAACCGTATACGTACCGCCGGAGGCGGCAGCCTCCCGGACACTGACTGCTGAACGCAACACATGCGGCACGACCCGCGATCGGTCCGTTCCTGGGAAGTGAACTCGGACCTCTTCGAGTCCGTCGGTCACCAGCAGGTCGTTCGCGATGTCAGGTTGGGCCGGCATGGTTCGCGTCCTATGGGTAGAGCTGGCTGACTTCCTCGACGATCTCCTCGCCATCTTGTTCGTTGTCGATCATGAGCTTGAGCTCTTCGATCTTCGCGACGAGATAGGCTTGGTATTCCGTCCAGGTGAAGGATCGTCCCTCCGCCGAGTAAGTCAACTTGGGAGAACGCGAAAGCTCAACGAGTTGAGCGGCGTAGTTCTCTCGCGTCTGCTCCAGAGCGGCTTTGACGGTGGGCGACGACATTAGTCCTCCAGTTCCTCTTCAAGATCCCAGTCGCCCTTGCCGTCGTCGGGCCGCTTGGTGTTGGCGAGCTGCTGCTCACCGTTCTCGTTGACGACGATGCCATGCTCGTTCGTCAAACAATCGGCACCGGGCCGCGAGAACTTCGGCTGGTGATCACTCGACACGATGCCGGCGATCGCCTTGTACTTCTCCCAGGCGTCCTCGACGTTCGTCGCATCAACGACGATCTTCGGACCGCCAGGTAGCTCGACAAGAATCGGGCGGGTCTCCGCCTTCTTCAAGCCGGTGAACCGGCGGAGCAGCACCTTGCCGCCGCTCGGCTTCGCGGGAGCGGCTGCGGGAGCAGCCGGCTTTGCCTTCGCCATGATTGAGTCTCCGTTGTATTGAGTGTTCGAGAAGAATCCCGCGGGCGAGTCGCCCCGCCCGCGGGGATGGTATCAGACTGCGGCGAAGCCGCGGCCGACTAGGCGTTGTAGACCTTCACGACCTTCCGCGGCTCGATGACCGCGGGAGCACCACGCTCGCTGGCCTTCCAGCGGAGCACGATGTCCTGCGTGAACTCGGGTTCGCTGTTCGACGGAGCCTGGACCACCGTCAGCGGCCAGTTCTCCATCCACGTGAACGCACCCTTGAAGTCGCCCATGAACCACCAGTGGGCCGCGTCGGAAGCCGACACGCCGCTGGCGATGAGCCGGCGATACATGAACTTGCTGAAGGTCAGCTGGTAGTTCTGCATCGTGTTCGGAGCGTCGCTGATGACGACGCCCGACTGCGTGCGGACTTCGTGGCGAGTCGCGTTGAGAACGCGACCGAAGATGTGCCGACGAACCGGCATCGCGACGATCTGGTTCGCGTTGAGCACGATCGGCTCGCTGGTGTTCGGTTCGAGCATGTTCAAGAAGAGCTGCTCGACCTCGTCCACCTTCGTCCAATCGAACGCGGTCACACCGGAGTCGACGCCGGACTTGACGTTGATCCACGGAGTCGCGGTCTGGTACGTGTTGTAGGTCGTGCCCCGCCACTTGAAGGTGTTGGTCACGCCCAGGATCATGTCCCAAATCCGCTTCTCCTTCCGTCGCATCAAGACCTCGCCGACTTTGCCGGCTTGAGCGAGGACAAGCTTCGTGCGGTCGAAGAAGAGAGTCTCCTTCGTGACCGACACGATGCGGCCCTTCTTCGTGGTCGCCGGCGTCTCGACGTAATCCTCGTTGAAGCCGATCTGCGGATACGGCATTCCTTCGTGGATGTTGTCGTCGATGTCGTCGGTGAAGCCGGTCACACCGGGGATCTTCTCCCCATTGAGATCCGTCTTCGTGTTGTCGATCAGGGCCGCAGCCATGAACTCTTCCTGCTGGTAGCCCTCCATCACCCGGTTGTAGAAGATCTGCCCGGTGATGTTGCTGAAGCGGGAAAGGTCGATGCCGCTGGCCTGCGATTCGAGCAACGTCAAGCCGCCGCTCTTCTGCGGGCCGAGTGCCCGAATCCACTCGTGTCCGACCGCGTGGCCATCGCGATCGACGACCAAGCACTCCGCGAGGTCGCGAAGGCTGAAGTCGTCCGGCTTGAAGACCTTCTCCGTCAAGCCGGTCTGAAGGTGGCGGACAGCTTCGTCCGCTCCCTTCGCTTCGACGAGTTGTCGAATTTTCTTCACGTTCAACATGAGCTCTATCTCCTGGAATGAATTGTTGGAATGGAAACGAACCAGCCAGCGGGTGGGCCGCGGACTAGGCCATGACTTGAGCACCGCCGCTCATGACGCGGCTGAACACTTCGACGAAGACCTTGGTCGTGTTCGAACCGTACCGCTTCGCGACGCGGCCGATCGCCAAGTTCTCGGTCGCGACCGCCACGACCTTCTGCTTCTCCAGAGCGTTGCCGGCCTGCTTCGCCGGCCCGACCAGAGCACCGAGTTCGAACGTCGCGGCGGCACAGTCAAACTCGTGCACGCCGGCGGTGTTCACACGGATCGGGTTGGTGTCGCCATTGCGGCTCCGCTCTTGAGCGACGCCAAGGAACTCGTCGTGGAATTCCTCCTGCGTCGTCGCAAGGTTGGTGTTCCAGACATGGTCGGCAGCGGAGGCCACGGCACCGTTGGTCTCCATCTCAATGAGGTCGCCGACCTCGATGACGGTCGCCGAAGCGACCTCTTTCGTGACCACCGGACGGCAGTCACCGTAGTGCCAAGACTGAGCACGATCGGACATGATTCATCTCTCCGTTTGGTTGTTGTCGAAATTGAAACGAACCGGACGCGGCGACGGGCCGACGACCTAAACGAGCAAGCTCTGCAGATCCGCCTTCTCGATCTTCGACTCCGCGAGGTCCTTGCCCTGCGGCTTGGACTTCGGCTTCGCTCCGCCGGCGGCAGCGGCCCGCGGTCCGAGAGTCGATGCGGCGGGAGCAGCCGCTCCAGCCTTCTCGCCCCAGCTCTCGATGAGCTCGGTCCGCTCGTCTTCATCGTCCATCGCGAGGAGCGACTTCAACTGGACCGGCGTCGGCGTGAACCCCTTGCTCTCGCAGAGAGTGCGGATCTCGTCCTTCTTCTCCAGGACCGCGAGCCGCTCCGCGGTTTTGTCTTCCGCCAGCTCCTTGCCCTTCGGCTTCGGAGCCGGCTTCTTCAGCTTGCCCGCCGGCTTCTCGCCGGTGTCTTCGGGGACTTCCTCTTCCTCGCCTTCCGCGGCGGCAGCTTCAGCATCCTGCATCGAATCATCGATGAGGTCGAGAAGCTTCGCGATCTTCTTCCGCTTGGTCGCGATGTCCATGGACTCGTCCATGAAAACCGCAGCGGCCATCTTCGCGGTGGCAGCGAGCGGGGTGTCGGGAGCGGATGCCGTCTCCGGTTCCGCGGCAGCGGCTTCGAGCAGGTCCGCTAGCTCTTCATGCTCGCTGACGCCTTCCAGGAATTCCGCCATCAGCCGCTGGCGGGACTTGGACTTCTTCTTCAGTTTCACGGCCATTGAGCTTCCTCCTTTATCTTCGAACAGGGACATGTTGGTCGCCGGATCCGCAACCAGATCCACCGACCGGACAAGGGTGATGCTCTCCACAAAGTCGCCATCGGCAGAGGCTACGCCGCTTGCGTTGTGGCTGAGCCCGAGGTTGCTCGGGTCGTTCTCTACGTCGTACTCGAACTGCGGTGCGAGTACATGTTTCTTGTTGTAGTGCAGATCGCCGTACACACCATCTTCTTCCGGCGTCCGGCCCTCAACGAATTGGACGTTGTGAAGCTTGCCGAAGCGATCGCGGTACGAGCGACTCGCTCCAAGCTTCGTGCGATCCTGGGGATGATCCACGTTGATCGCTTTGCCTTCGTACAAGCCGGTGCAGGTTCGCATGCAATCTCGCGTGTAGCCATAGCCATGGGCCGACTTCGACCCAAGGATCTTGACGCGATAGACAACGCCTTTGTCGAAGTCGTACTTCGGCTTGGAGCCGAAGTCAATCGACTCCGTGAGATCGCGAGTGCGGCGTTGACCGCGGAGTTGGCGGATGCGAGCGGCGAGTTTCATGGTAGTCCTCCAGTCTGCGAGATTGTAAGGTTGAGGCTCAAGTTCCGCAAAAGGTCTTTCAGATCGTGGAAACAAGCCGGGCCGTAACGAAGATGATCTTGCCGCGGGTCGCATCGAAGATCATTACGTCTTCGCTGCCGTCCAGGTTCCGGACGTAGCCGAGGATCTTCCCGCTGCCGCGGTTCTTCCCTTGACGGTACTGGACGCGAGCACCGATCGTCAAGCCGCGGCGGGCCGCAAGTGTGTTACTCGGCAGCTCCTTGACGACCCGCTCTCCATCCTTGCGGGTCTTCGGAACGTCGATCTTCTTTCCTTTCTTCGTCGTGACCTGCTGTGTCTTCTTTCCGGAGAGGATCTTCTGCTTGCCGCGTTCAGCCGCTTCCGCTTTCTGCTTCTCAACCTTCAGCTTCTCTTGCTTGGCGTGCCACTCCCGCGTACCGACAAGCTTCGCGTTCTGCTCCGGCGTCGCACCACGAATGCCAGCCCTGAACTTCTTCGGTTTGCCGGCCCGCTCCGCATCGCGAAAGCGGCGAAGCGTCTTCTCATCGACGTCGTGTTCGATATCCTTGACGGTCGGCTTCATTTTGCCTGGCTCTTTGACCGTCGCTTTCTTGACGTCCATCCCCTCTTGCAGCACCGGAGCGTACCCACATCGGCAGTTCGGTTCATCCGGTAGCGATGGTCGCGACGCCGCGGAGTACTTCGCTCCCTTCGGCTTGTGTCCTTCCTTCCAGTAGATACGACCGCGGAGACCATTAGCATTCTCTTCGGTTGCTCGCTTGCGATGGTGCGGTCGAGTTACCTCGTCGAGCGGATTGATGACGCGGTAACCAACGATCAACTCCGCGTAGTTCTCGAAGCTCTTCTCCGCGACTTCATTGTGGATGCGGGCCGCTTCCGTTCTCGCGATTCGCATCGCGGAGCTGGACAGGTTGCGGACATGCGGCTCCAGCTTCTTCGCAATCTGCTCCAGCGATTCACCTTTCGCCACACCCTTCGCGATGATGTCGGCGACCTCCTTCTTATTCGTGATCTGCTTCGACCACTTCTCCATCCGCTCCTTGTACTTGCCGCTCTTGATGATCTTCGTTGCGACAGTCGGAGTCAGCTTCTTCTCTTGCGTATACTTGACCTTGCGAGCGGGGCCGGGATCCGGCGGCAGTGGGAGGATCTTCCGATCCGCGGGCCAGTCGTCTGTACGAGCGAGCAGGTCCTCTGCTTCGACCAGCTCCGCCTGCTCCTGGGAAATTGAGAGGAACATCGCCCGGTCGGTGGCCGCGAAGCTGGAGCGAGCGGTCCGATCGAACTCTCTTCCCAGGAAGTTCACGATCTCCGCGGTTGCGGCCCGGATCGAATCCTTGAACCGGGTTGTCAAGCCGACAGCGGTCCCGCCTTTATCCAAGTGCTTGAGGATCTCCCGCCAATGCTTGATGACGATCGCTCGACAAGAGCGGGCAACGTCGTCGCTTTCGTACGCCATCTGGACGTACGCCCGCTCCAATGCGAGGCGGAGACGTTCGCTGTTGGTGGAGTCTTTCATTCGCTACCGACCATCGATTCAGCTTCTTCGCGGCTTCGCTTGAAGAAGACCATCATCGCATTGATCGCTTGCTCGCGATGGATGACGCCTTCCTTTAGCTTCGCCATAATCTCCAGGTACCCGGTGATACCGCCTGCCATGTTGAGCAGAGCGGCTTCCGGTTCTGTTGCGGCGACGACGTCTTCTGCCGGCGGGATGTAACCACCGCCCGCGGCTCCGAGATCCGGTTCGTCGCCCATCGGCAGGGCACCGCCTTCAAGATGTGCCTGATCGAACTCATCGAAGTTCTTATCCTCTTGTGTGGTGTCGAGACCGAGTTCACCGCGGATGGTCTGCGGCGACTTGATCCGCTTCTCGACGTACTTCGTATTGGCATCCGCGGTCGCGACCGGGTCGCGAGTAACTAATTGCGGCGGCTCCACGCAGATCTCGAAGTTGTCCGCACTACATTCACGCGGCAGCACATTCGCGTCAATGGCGTATTCAATCGCAGCCCAGATAAGCTCAAGGTCCGCTTCGATCGTGTCGGCTTGTTCGCTTTCGAAGAAGCGGACCGCCGGCGATTCGGCAACCATGGTGCTTGCGTAGTTCGCGTTGCTCGCATCGCTGCCGATCATGTACTCCGCGAGAGCCTTGCTGGATGCGATCGCTCGCAGCTCCGCACCAAGGACCGCGGTCCCATCCGCGGCACTGGAGTTGAGAGAAGGGAATTCGTATTCAGTGTCCTTGGTCGCGTCGATTACTGAACCGGGTCGGATCGGTTTGCCGCGGATAACCTCTTGCGTCACCGGATTTGTGTACGAGATCTTGGCTTGCGACGAAGCGAAGTTCCGAACGTTCGACGACGGTTTGTTATGCCGGCGGATCATCGCGATCGCGGCCCGTGTCTGAAGTAGCTGGCTCATGTTGGTGAGCAGCTGCTTGCCGCGGTCCAGGTTGTGGGCGATGCAAAAGAACGAACTCAAGCCGCGTTTGCAGTTAACGTCGACATTCGCTTTGCGGTGCTGGACTTCATGGGCTGGTACCTCCTCGCCATCGACGAAGTACATCTCAACCGTCTCGACGTCTTCCGGATCGGTCTTGATCCCATACGACGCGGACTGCTCCGCCTGCCACTCTGGCGGTGTCGTCACTTGACCCGGCTCGACGAAGCGGAAGCGGGCGTACCCGTCTCCCTGGGGAAAGATACGGATAAAAACTTCTCCGTCTCGCTCGAAGCGGGTCCGGATCTCCTTCTGCCGGCGAGTCCACTTGTTCGCCTTCAGCAACTGGTCGATGAAGTTCTGCAGCTTGCGGCGGTGTGGCTCGAAGCGGGCGTCGTAACCGGCGACGTACTTTGCTTTAATCTTGACTTGGTACGTATGCCCCTTGCCGACGATGAACGAACGCATGTTCGTCAGGTAGCCTTGTGCGTACGGATTGCGGGAGATCTGCCGGCTCTTGATTCGAATCCGCCGATGGTCGTGTTCAGTCTCCCACGGCTCCGTCTGCTCGTGGTTGTATCCCATCTTGCCGACCGGGTCCCATGGTTCGCCAGTCGCGTCGTCGATGTACGCGGCCCGCTTGTCCACCAGATTGTCGAGCCAATCCCACTGCGACTCAAGCAGCTTCATCTCCAGCTCCAGGGACCGCCGCTCGATGGCTTCGGTTAGGTCCACAGTGCTCTGTCGCTTCTTCAACTTAACGGCCATAGTTCACCTCAAGTGTGTCTCCGATCCCGTCATCGAACGAGACCGTCTCACCAAGTAAATCCAACGCAATGCGGGTCGCCATCTCCGCGGCGTCCGGCCCGTCGTCGTGGTCGCCATTGGGGAAGTCGCGTGTTTGTTCGTGAAGCTTCACAGCTCCCTTGCTCCCCGAGCGAAACCGGATTCGTCTCTTCGCCAGAAGCGGCGACAGCCGGCGAATGCGGACCTTCTTATTGACTCGATTGTCGATCTTCTCGATCGGGACATCCACGTCCGCTTCCCGCATGGCTTCGGAAATGTCCTCTGCGAGCAGCTCTTGGAACTGGTTGACTTCGCAGCCGAAAGCAGTAGGTCGGAATCTTCGTAGGATCTCGACTGTGTCGTCGACGATCCGGTCTGTAGAACGACGGTCGATGCTTGCGTCGAAGTAGAAGATACCACGATGATCGACAACGAGCTTAACGATTGCTGAGGGATCACCATGCCGAGCGTCCTTTCCTTTCGACGGGTCGAGAGCGACGACGCGGGCCGCGTGTTCGGAGACTGGCGGCCAGTCCTTGAACCAGAGATCGTCGCCTTCGAAGTACTCCTCTGGCCATTCGCATGTCTCGGGATTGAGCGGGTTGCCCTGCTTCTCCGCTTCGAATTCTTGATGGCCCATCTCCGCTCGCAGCTTCATAAGCATGTAGAGCGGTTCGCGATCTGGCCACAGAAGCTCGCAACCTTTCTCCATCTCTCGTCGATTCTTCCGGAAGAATTCAGCCGCTCGCTTCTCGTACTCTGGGTCGTCGACGTCGAAGTAGATCGACTCCCACTTCGCCCAGAGATCCATCCGGACAGGCCACTTCACGATCGACTTGAAGACCGCCGGCTTGAGACTCAAGTCGCGGTGCGTCTGCCAACCGGACGTCCGCAGAAGCTTCATAACAAGGCAGTCGCGATGGATCGCGGTGCCCATCGCGAGGATGTTCGTCTTGTCGTCGCCCATCGATAGGAGCGTGCGATTGAACCATGTCCGGACGCGGTCCCGCATCCGCGTCGAAGTAATGTGCTCGTCGTTCTCCGGATCGTCAACGATGATGAGCGAAGGACGATGCTGCCGCTTGCGAGCACCGCGAATCCTGGAGAGAGTACCGACGGCCCGGATGACGCAGCCATTCCGCATCTTGATGTACTTGTCCTGCCAGATCGGGCCGACGCCGCAGGCTTCCGGATAGTCCGCGGCGAGAGCGGCGTTGTCCTCCAGTTCCTCCTTGATGGAGCGGATGTGGTCAACCGCTTGCGTCACGGTGTCGGACGAGATGATGATGTACGACTCGCGACCAGAAACGGCCCGTCGCAGCGGGAGCGTCAACGATCCGGTTGTGCTCTTGGCTCCGCCACGCGGGCCGACGACGGCAATCCTGCCGCCGCGTCGATCGAAGCTTTCGTCCGCCTTGCGTCCGATCCAGCGGTGCATGCCGCTGGGTTCGTTCACGTAGTAGTGCGGGAGATAGTGCTTGCCCCAAGGAAGCAACGACAGCGAGTCGGACGCAGGCGGTAGATACCCCGCGAACCGACTCGCAGCCATGCGACGGAACTCCCGCACACCGGTCTGGACGACGAACCTACGCATTGCGGAAGATGAAGACGATGTTGAACTTTACGTTGCCGCCAACCGCGGCGAACTTGAGGAGGTGGTTGGTAACGTCGTTGATCGCCCAAGCTGGATCGGTGCCGCATTGGATTCCGATCGCTGCACCTTTCGGGATGATCAAGACCGCGGTGTCGGAGTTGATGAATGCGTTCCAAGCGGCCCCACTACCTTCACCGCCGACGTGCAAAGCACCGTCGTTGCCGGCGTCGCCGACGTTCTCGATGACAGCTCCGACGAGCTCGACGTTCGCTTGAGCGAGACCGATGTTGTCCTGGCCCGGCCCCATGCCGATATCCAAGCCGGCGAGGTCGTAGAGGTCGAGGACTTCGCTGCCGCCGCTCGCGAGCGTTCGACTCTTCGACTGCAAGCCGTTCGACGCTTGGTTCGCAGCGGAGCCGTTCGCCAGCGTAACCTTCGGCGTTGTCGAGATGTTGTATTGTGTTTCACCGCTGTCGGTGAGGATGTTCTTCAGTAGGGCCGCGAAGCTAATCTGCATCGACCCCGATTCTAGTCTGGCGGTCATTCCCAATCCTCCTTTGATTCCGCCAGGATGCCGAGGTCGCGGGCGATGTTCTTCCGCACTTCGGGATCGTGGACGTATTTGGTAACGATGTTGAAGAACTTCTCAAGCTGTCCTTGAATCTCTTCATCGGTCAGCTGCCGCGATTCCGCTTTCTCCAGGAGAAGGTGGACGAAGTTAAAGTTACCGCGGCGTGCATGGCGAAGGATGATGTCCGCGAGCTCTTGAGCGAGACATGCGTACTTGTCGGGCCGCTTGAATGCCGGCCCCTTCAATCGATCCTTCAACCACTTGACAATCGAACCGGAACCAGGCGGGCGACCCAGCGGGTTCCCGCTCTGGCCCGGTTTGAATTGATAAGCACGAAGGTGGTCAGCGTTGCGTTTCGCTTCCTTTACGCTTGGCTTGCCGTCAGTGGTACGCGATGGTCCAACCGCTCCGGCGTTAGTGCCTTCGTCGCGTTTACGTTTGCGAAGCAAGACGGCCACGCTAACCTCCTTCGCTCACCGTTTCGTTAAGGCAACGCCGGCTCAAGCCGACCAGCCCCTGCCGCCGCGGGCAACTCCTGGGGGAGAGCAGGCTGAAGGTGCCTTGCTCCGCCTCCGATCGAGTAGTCCGCCGGCGGGGGAGTCTCCGCGTCCGGGTACTCCGGCTGGACGCCGGCGACTACCGGGTAGCCCGGCGGGTGGAAGCCACCGACGGTGGCACCGCCTGCACACTCGCAGTGCCCAGTCGTTGCTACGCACGCACACGCGGGGGATTGGAAGTCAGCCGACGCGGAGCAGCTGCCGCCGCGGCATCCGCGAATGACGCGGGCCGGAGCGGAGAGCACGCGGCGGAGCGGCCTACGACGCCAGGTCCGCGGACGCAGACCGGCTTCAGCAACGCCATCCGGCCCGCAATCAACGATCGGGAGCGGGCCGACACTGGCGACGAGAGCCAGGACGCCCACGAGCAAAGCTTGCATACCACGCATATCAAGTTCTCCTTGCTGTGCGGTTGACGATCGCAGTACAGAATCGCAGCACCGCAATTGCAATTGAGCCGAACATCACCATGGCGACGAGCTCACGGATTGTTTTCGGCAACCTCCACCATTCGTTCAGACCGTTCCAGAACTCGGACCAGCGGGTGGACGCCGACGAGTCGCGGCCCTGCGGCGGATCGTTTGGACCACGGTCTCTTGTGAAGAACCGCCACCGCTCCGCATGTTCTCGACGAGTTCTCGCAGGTAGGTCGCGATCTGATCGTCGAGCGAACCGGGTGTCGTCTTTGCTCGCATTTCCCACGCACGCAATGCAACCAATGCGAACAAAAGTAGGATCTGCATTCCGCTTCCATTCGAGAACAAACGCTCTAGGATACCCCCCTGCTGCGGCGTCGCTGCGACTTGTTGCTGCATATCCGGCGGGAAGTTGAGCGGCTGGGGAGGACGCGGCGTGAACGGGTCCGCTGTCGGCACCGTGAACGGTGCCTGCGTCGCCCCTGCCGTAGGGTCCGATGGTGCCTCCGGTTCATCTTCATCCGCTTCTGCACCCTCCGCAGATGCTCGATACGGAGCTGGCCGCGGGTAACCTTCCGCTGCCATCTTCGCGGCGTATGCACGGACGTCCTTCGTGAACCGCTCCGCGAGCTTCTTCGGATTGCCGTCGTACCCGGTGTACTGTGCGACGACCGTCTTCGCCGGCCCCCACGAATCATTCCGCGGCGGCTGGATAACGATCGTCGGGGTGCCGTGTACGAAGTACCGCTTGAGTCGATCCTTCTGCGTCTCGTCGTGAATGTCGTAGACGTTGAAGTGGGCCCATGCTTTGTGCGGCTCCGGTGCTTCGATGAACGCCTTCAGGAAGTCGCTCGTGCGGAAGTCGCTGATCAACTGGTCGCACGGAGGACAACCCTTCTGCTTGAACACCGAGATGAACCACATGTGGTTGTCATCGGGCGGAGGGGCCGTCGCAGAGATGACCGCATCCTGCGTTGCTCCACGCGGCCCTTCGCCGGCGACGACGAGGCTGTTGCCGCGGCGGATCGCTTCCGACGCATGCACCTCGACGACACCGAAGTTTGGCTGCTCCGGCTCATCAAGCTTCGGCTCCTCCTTCCGAGGCTCCAACTTGCCGACGCTTGGTACGGTCTTCTGCTCGACATTGGGGGTTTGTCCCCAGGAGATGCTTGAGACTGCGAGCAGTCCCATGAACAATCCGATCTTCTTCAACATGACGAACTCCTTCTAACCGGGATTGAGAAACGAACGTTCGTGAACTACCTCCACCACGCGACGTACTCAGGGTAGTGCGGCGGCGGAGGTGCCTTCAGAATGACGACCCAATATCCAGAGTTGCGGTGGTGCCGCTTGAACTCCGAATCCGTGTACTCGTCGATACGCTTCGCCGAGTTGTTGTTGCAAACCTTCCATGGCTTCGGATCGCTAGGATCCGGATTGAACCAGAACAAAGTCTGGAAGTGTGAACTGAAGCAGCCGATCGCTGTCATGCGACCGGTGCGTGCAGCCCACTTCATCCAGTCGTACGTACCATCGCCGGTCACATTATAGATCGGCATGTTCCGCCGGTCCGCGTAACCCTCAACGCGGGATGGACCGGAACCGCCGCGGACCGCGGGGCCGTACTCGGTTGACCATAGCAGCGTGCTGGCCTTCGGTTCATTCTGCCAGATGCCACACATACCGATGCTGCACTGAACGCACGACCCGTCCGGATTGCGGTACCAATACCGCACCTCCGGATCGAGCTGGAGCTGGTCCTGGGCAGCGGCCACCAGCGGGGCCGCAAGGACAAGGATAAGAGCGATGAATCTTTTCACAGCTACTTGACCTCCATTTCAAAGGGAAGGATAATCAGTTGCTCGTTCGCGTTGTTTGGCGTAAGCGTGTATACAACGCGGTACACGCGACCAATTGTCAGGAAAGGGGGAGTGGTTCGGTTGGGCGGAGTGTGCGAGAAGTTGTACTGCTCGCCGGTAAACTCGCTGGTCTGCGGAGCGTGGAGAACGTCGGCAGGATTGATCGACGCTTCCGCATAGCCTTCGACTTCGACTAGCTCCTTGTGTGGAAGCTTGAGCTCATAGACCTTCCAGCCAACGCTCGCGATGTCTCCTGGGGTAAGTACCTCCTCGCCCCAGCCGGTGGCCAGGCCGCGGAACTCGATGGTGCCGCCGCTGGGGACTTCGAACCGCGGGATCAGGATTGGTTCGTTCATAGCTGGACAACCTCAGCGTGTCGCAAGCCGGCGACTACCGGGTAGGTATACCGGAACTGGAACGGCCCCTGCGTATAGACCGTGCGGAGCGGGGCCGACACGCTCGCTCGTGCTTCGATTCGTCCATCGAGACTCCACGTTCCGACCAGCACACCGACCGCAGTCGATTGGGCGGAGACGACGCCGCGGAGTCCCCAGTTTACGATGAGGTTCGTCGACGCAACATTCGATGCCGCTGCCGCAGATCCTGCGAACGACTTGATCGTGGAGAGGAATCCTGCCGCGGTTGATCCCGCCGACAAGCTTCCCGATACGATGAGATCTCGCGACAGTGTCGCAAGAAGTCCTGCATGAGCGTCGACTCGGCCTGCGATTGATCGATCGACTGCCGCGGCGGCAGATACTCCACTGCTTGCATTGATTGTCCCTCCCATGAAAGGCTGCTTGTCAAGTCTCGCCGGCCCGACGACCGACGTGCACGCGAACGACGCGGCGATTAGCTTGGTCGAGGAGAGTAGGGCCGCGACGCCGGATTGCCCGGCGATCGTCCCACGCAACTCCCGATCCACGAGCGGAGCGGCAGCGAGTGAAGCATGGGCATCGACTGTGCCCGAGAGACTCCACGTTGCAGCCAAACTTGCAGCGGCGATCGAGGCGGCATTGATCGAGCCGCTCAACGCTCGTGTGGGAGTTGCCGATCCGTTCACGGTCGAGACGCATGTGACCGATCCGCTGAGCGACCATGTCGCGATGAGTACAGAGTTAGCGACGTTGGATACTCCGGACACGGAGCCGCTCATGGCGAAGGTTACATTCGCTCGACCAGTGACGGACGACTGTGCGGTGATTGAGCCGACAAGAGCCGGCTGCATGTCGACTCGACCGGTCGCATTCGATAGAGCGGTCACTCCGCCGCTCAACGACGCGGTCTGGTAGATCATCGTTCCCTGGCATGTAACTTGAGCCGTGATCGTTCCGCGGAGTGCGGTGCTGTAGACCGCATTACCGTTGACCGTCGTGACAGCGGTGATCGAACCGCTGATCTCCTTGATAAAAGTCATCTCCGCGGTGCCGACGATACTGACCGCGGTTACGGTGCCGGCGAGGAAAGGCTGCTTGTCCATGCGGGCGTCACAGGTTGCAATCGCGGTCGCGACGCCGGCGAGCTCGCGATCGACGGCCATGCTACCATTGACCGTGGAGACCGCTGACGGAGTGACGTGCATACCGATCCCAGGATCCCAGACCGCAGCGGGAACATTTGAAACCGCGTCGATCGTGCCTTGAAGCTCCTTCTCCTTTAGCAGATCGGATGGGCCGCACGTCGAGACCGCCGCGATCGCTGGAGCGAGAAGGTTGTACGGGTCGACCGACATTGCGGCATTCGCTCCGGAGACCGCGGTACAGGTCGCTTGCATTAGTACGGTCGCAGCGAATCCTTTCGCGAAGTAAACAAAGTCGCGGCGGGATCGGTGCGACTTGAATTCACCAGCAGCGTTGCCACCGTTGCTTGACGACAGTACGTCCGTCGAGACTTCGTCGCGAAGACGAGCGGTGCCGAGTAGATGGATGAACTGATCGAGTCCGCGGCGGAGACCACCATTCGTCGGCCAGAAGCCTTTCGCCAAAGCCGTGATCTCCTCGTCCGCCAGATTGCGACTCCAGATCGCGAGATTCGCAGCATGGCATTTCGGATCGCTTGACATCGCCCGAGCGGACGCAGCTTGGAGCCAGTTGCGTGTGTCGCTACTAAACGTCGGCATCGACGCTCCGCTCCCCTTCGACTGCTTTGAGTTCGTGTTGAGCTGCATGCCCATGTCCGAACCGCTCCAGTAGAAGTAGAACATGTTCCAAGTGTCGGCCGACCAACCGCCATACTGGGCGTGACTTCGCGTGTATGTCGTTCCGTCGATATCGATCACGACATTGCCGGTCGAACCGGACATACCGTCGTGATAGATTGAGAAGCTATCCATCGCGGTCATATCGTAAACGTCAAAGAACCAATGCCGGGTAAAGTCCGACATGTTGTTCGAAGCGTACGACGGATTGAACCAGAGAGCAAGAGCTCCAGTCGTCGGGATCGCTCGCGTCCCGCCAGCGACAGTATAGCTTGATGAGCCTCGAAAGTTGCGAGCCATTACGTCTCCTTGACGGCAACTTGGTAGAGGTGAGCGGTTGCGGTTAGCGTATCGTTCGCATGATCGCCTTCACGCATAATGCGAAGGATGAAGAACTCGCCGGCAGCAAGCGAGTCCATGTCCGCTCCATCGGTGAACGTAATGTTGTCGTAGGCAACTTCAGCGACGACGTTCGGCGTAGCGGCGTCGATCGTGTTGAAGTCATACGTATGCGAAGTGTCCAGGTCTTCGGCATCATCGGCGATGCGGCGGATCGCTGCAGCCCAACGACCATTGCCGCTTGTCGCGGCAGATCCCCACTTCAGCATAACGGTCAAACCACCGCCGGCGTACTCTTCGGTAAGGCGGCAGAACAAATCGAGATACCGTTTGTTTGCGTCAATGGCAACCCAACGCTCCGTCGCTTCTGCCGGCGACGAGCCGCCTCCGAGTTCTTCTTGGTACATGCCCAGCGTTGCAGGTGGGCTAACGTTGTGGATCTCAACGCATGGTTTACCGCTAGCCATCGCTACCTCCTGGGGAGAACGGGCCGCTCCGGCTTCGGCACCGGTAGCTTCTCGATTGTATGGTGAAGTTCGTGGTCGTGCTTGATGAAGATGTAGCCCGGCCCGCGGCACGACTCAAGCGAGCTGGCACAGACAAGAAGGACGATAAGTATCGCTCCTCCCCAGAAGACCTTGTCCCAGAAGAGGTTCGGATTAGGATTCGACACGGGTTACCTCCTTCACGTAGACACGAGTCTCGGGTCCAACCTTGATGCCGACACCTCCTTTGCGTGCGGCCCAATCTTTATGCCAGTAGAAGCCGACGCGACCGTCAAGGACGACGTCGAACCAGATCTTGCAATCGACACCTGGACGTCCGACGATGAAGACGCGATGGTCCGTACCGCAGAGGAACTCCGGGTTGATCCGGATGTCGTACTCCGCCGGCGGTAGCAGTATGTATCCGTCCATCGCGACCTCCGCGACCCGCCCGCTCCCAGTCATGATCCGAGAGCGGGCGGGGCCGGTTAGCGGATCTACTCGTCGACTTCTTCCCACTCGATGCCGAGGGCCGCGACCACGAAGGCGGCAGCGTTCGCGGCGAGAGCGAGTGCTCCGCCGGGCGGGATGCAGATCGAGCCGTTGAGGTCGTCGATCTGCTGCCAGGGAGCGTTCGTCTGAGCAGCGGTCTGGGCGACCTGCGAGACACCGTGCGGCATCAAGTAGGTCATCGCGACGACTGTCGCCGCGGTGACGAGCCGGGCCGCGGAGCCGGATGGGCTGGCCGCGTCTTGCAAGCGGGCCGACTGGATGAGGGCCGCGGTGCCCGAGACCGCATTAGTCAAGAGCGTGTTGGTCGCGTAGCAGAAGTGGCCCGCGACCATCGTGCCAGAGATGTAGCCGATCCGAGTGCGGAGCACGTGGAAGAGCTTGCCCGAGCCGATCGGATTGTGAAGGACGAACTGCTGCGTCGTGTTGCTGAAGATCGGCACTGTGACGCCGGCAGCAGGCGTCGAGCCGATGAAGATCCGCCGGCGAGCGGCCATCTCCGAATAAATGCCGCGGACGTTCATTGCGGACGACTCGCCATAGCGGCCCCGCCACGCTTTGATCTCCGCTCCGTCGGGTGCTCGCGTCTGCGGCCCCACGACGCCAAGGACTTGTTGATCCGACATACCGTGTTCTCCTGGAAGTGGTTGAGTTGAGAGTCAGCTCCGGGAGGAGCCGGCGGCAGCTTGGACTAGTCGAGCGTGACGTCGATCTCGCCGGCGTTGAACTTGGGCGTGTCGCCATTCGTGATGGACTTGCTCGTGGTCAACGCACCGTGAGCCAGCATGTTGCCGGCGGACGACGCATCGAAGAGAGCGAAGTGGGTAATCGTTCCCCACGAGCCGCTCGCGGTAGGGAAGGTGACCGCGTTCGTGTTGGCGGTCGCACCGCTCGCGGCGGCGTCCCAAGTGTTGCAGAGGGTGCGGGCGTAGTTGTTGCCCGAAGGTTCAGCGATCGAGCCACCGCTGTCCGTCGGATCCGCGGTGCTCAGTGCGACGTAGATGTTCGTCGGCACCGTGAAGCTCGCGACCTTGAACACGTGGTCGAGCAGCTTGTTCTCAAGGTAGTTCGAAAAGGATCCCATGTAGACCTCCGTTCAAATTGCAATAGGACACTGTACAGTGCAACGTCCTCAAGCGGGCGGGTGTTTCGCAACACTCCGCCACGACGTCCCAACGAGCCTCCGACGCCAAGTCCGGACTCAACATCGACGCTGAAACTCCGCTGCTAGAGGTGCCGCATTCTCAGGCTGAGATTCTCCCGGAGAAACTGAAATTCCCCAAAAGGTCTTTCAGGCGGGGCCGCGAGAACGGAGCGGCGAGAGGACTTATGAAATTGCAAATTGCAAGATGCCGGCGTGCATCAGCCGGCCCCGAGCGAAGAGAATGCTCCAGGGGCCGCGTACCGTAAGGGAGCGGCGTCAGGGGTGCTTACCGCTTGCCAACTCAATCTCTGTGCTCGTGCTCTCGCCGCGGAGACGCACGTTACTGAAGACTGCGGAGTGGAATTCCCGCCCATCGAACCAGCCGACCTCATACTGTACGTGGAGCGGCGGGCCGATCATGATGACCTTGAGTACGTTGCCGTTGACCGGGTCATCGACCGGACCGACATCGACTTCACTACCCGGCTCGATTATGAGCATGGCTCCCTCCGAATATGCGAATGCGAATGAACGACTGGACGCTTACCTCTTCGGCTTCGGCCAGCTCGTTCAAGCGGGCCGCTTCCTCTTTTGTCAATCGGACAAGGACCTGCTTGTCCCGAATCGGCAGCTTCCCGCGGACCTTCGCCGCGAGAGCTGCTTGACGTTCGCCCCATCGTTGGGATTGTTCGAACTGGCTCAAGGCTTCGACTCCTGGGATGAACCAGTGTTGCCGGGCCGCTTCGGACGATCCGGCGGCACCGGTTCGAGCGGAAGGGCCGGCGTGAAGGGTTGGACCTCCATGTCGATGCGAGTGCGGACCGGTTCAGGCTGGATGAGCAGCTCGCGTCCGTCCGGCAACACATAGCGGATCTCAACCATCGTCACGCTTGTCGTGACTCCGTCTGCGTCGATTGCGGCCACCGATTGCTCTGATGCAGAGATCTTCGGCTTGCCGTCTTGATCGACCCAACCGAACTCCCGAGCCTTCGTCGCCCAGTTGTTCGAGTCCACGTACGAGCTTCCGTTGCCGAGCAGCGATGCGATGAGCATCGCCAGCAGTCCGTACCACGTCCAGCTCCCAGCCTTGCTTGGTTGGGAGTTGACGGAGACGGAAACGGAGCCTTCGGATCCTTGCCTTGATGGACTGTCCATGTTCTCTCCTTTCATATCGGTTCTTGAGTTGACGGACACTAGACTTGATCGCTCGCTTGAGACGATCCTTCTGTCGCTTCGCCATCGTCCTTGACCTCCTCTCCGACGACAGACGCAAGGGGATGTGCACAGGGGCCGTCGTGGCCTTTGTTGCGAGTGCAGGCTGCGTAGCCCGGTGTCGGCGGTACAAAACCGCACGGTATGTCCATATCATCGAACATGCCGCCGGTCGGTTGCTGCATCGCCGACTCGACGCTCGTGTCGGGGCCGCACCACTTTGGATAGTTCGCTTGCGAGAGCCGCCGCGAGAGCTCGCGGCACTTCGCTGGATGCATTGGGTATGTCCGCTTGGCGACGCCGCACGGTAAGCAGACGCCGGTGCGGTCCTTGTACGAGCAGTACCCGCAGTCCTCGCATGGTCCATATGCGAGCCGCGGCTCCTTGCCATGCTCGACGATCCACACCATTGCGGACGACGGCCAGTCGCCGCGTTCGAGACTGGCTTCATGTGCGTTGTTGATCGCGGATTCAAGATCGGTCTCGTAGCTGCGGCGAGTCCGCGTCCGACCGTCCTTCTCGTATTCGCGTTCCCAGAAGAACGCGGCGTTGATGACAGGCGGATCCCAAGCCGCCTTGCGTGCTCGTCGAGCTGTGAGCCACTGCTTGTAGAGACGACGCCAAAGATAGGCGACGAACTCGAAGGCGACGACACCAAGCATACACGCCACGATGATCAAGAAACCAGTAAGCATCGCTGCTCTCCTATTTCGACCAAGATTCCTGAAATGGGCACCTTTCGATCGCCATCGGGTGGCGATTCTGATTCCAGATTGTGGGTCGCGTTAAGTATATCCGTTTGAAACCACGATGAGGGGGTAGGCGGTGGGGTGGGGGTGGTTACCCGATTACGCACTGTGGGGGGCCGCGAATGTTGGGCGAAATTATTGTCCTCATTTTCTAGGCTCTTTCTTGCATTTCGCCCAACTTCGACCCGATTCTGAACCCGATTCCCGACCCGATTTTCGGAAGAGGCTGTCGTCCTTCAAATCGATGACGTGCGTCAACGTAAAGGAGTGCGGCCCCTCAAGGAGAAGGCGGACCTTGCTGTCCCCAACCTTCCCCACCTGGAGCACGAGCCGCTCCCCCGAGTGTTCGATCAGGATCCCTTCCGCCTTGTGTGCGTCAACGATGAGAGCCATTGTTACTCCGGTTTGAAGCCGACAGCGGCGAGTGCGTCCATGCATTCCTGGAGACAGTGCGGTCCGAACTGCGGGATGGCCATGAGCTGGCTCCGCGTCTTGTTGAGCAGGTCGTGGATCGTGAAGACCCCATCGCGGTGGAGCCAGCCCAGCGTCCGCTCCCCGATGCTCGTCATCTCCAGCCGCATGTCGAGAATCTCGGAGCGGGTCGGAGCGACCTTCCGCCGCGTCTCGGACTCGCGGGCCGCTTCACGGCAGACCGCGAAGAGCATGTCCCACCGCTCGCTCGCCATGGCGTGTGCGAAGCGGAGGAGGTACTTGCGGAGGAACTCCACGTCCACCGTCGGATGGATCCGCGTGCTCACGCCGGCAAGCAAGTCCGCGAGTGCTTCGTCCTTGGTGATGCCCTTGGTCCCCTTGTACCAATCGCGAGGATCGACCTCCGGCTTCTCGTCGATCTCGTACTCGTCGCCCGGCTCCTGGGAGTAGAAGAGAGTGTCTGGGTCCACGTGCCCCAGCAGGACTTCGCGGCGTTGGTTCTTCGCCGGCCCGGTCCGCCGCTTCGCCTTGAAGCGAGGACCGCCGCGTCCTTCCCCGCCATAGTGCATCTTGTTATACTTCTTCGCCATTGGTTCCTCCTTGACGCTTGCGGCGGGCCGCGATCGCGGACGCCAGATGGCTTTCACCCGGTGCCATTTCCGTCCAGAGCTCACGCAGCTCCGGTGCCACATCGAAGTATTCAGGCTGTCGGCCGACGCTTACGCTCTGCGGCTGCTTGGCCGACGGCAGCAGCTGGCCGAGTACGAGCATGTCCTCGATACGCCGGTTGAGCGTCGTACGTGGGATGCGAGCGGCGTCGCAGAGATCGGGCCGCGGGATGTTGCGACCATCGCCCATCGCCATCATAGCCTCGATGATGTCGAGGTTGAAGCCGATGGCCGTGTCGAACGCGAGCCGCTCCACGAGCCGATGCTCGTCG